GAGGAGTTACTGATAGTAACAAGAACACAAGTCCTGCCACAAACACAGCTGCCAATGCTTGACTGTATGTGTACCCCATGCCAAAAATTACGCCAAATGTAAAAAATGCATTCAGTCCCATTCCTGGTGCGAGAGCCACAGGCCACTTGGCCCATAGTCCCATTATTAATGTACCTATCACAGCGGCTATAATAGTTGCTGTAAACACAGCACCAAATGCCATGCCAGTGCCTTCTGTAGAAAGAATTGCTGGATTAACCACAGTGATGTACGCCATTGTTAAGAATGTTGCTACACCTGCCATGATTTCCGTTTTAACAGAAGTGCCTGCCTTAGATAGGCCAAACAGTTTTTCTAACATATTTGTTCTCCTCTAATTAATTAGATACTGTATTTTAACAAATAAGTTACAAATTTGCAATGAAATGATTGATTATTTGGGGGCGTTACACCCCCAATGTTGTTTAACCTTTTGTAATGATTTGGTAAGCACCATAAGCTATGGCGGCATAGGCGGCTATGTTTACCCAGCTACCTAAAAATAGTATAATAAGTCCTACGGCGACTAGTCCTAGTCCACCATGTGACGCTTTTTCCTTTAGTCTATCTGTAATCCATGACATAATTATTCTCCTTATATAATCGAATATATTATACCAAATATTTAATAGGATCTGTACGCTGTAATTAAGTAGATAACCAAACAACAACTGCAAGTATTATTAAGGCAATGCCTTGAAACAACACTCTCATTCGCATAAGTTTGTTACTGTTTGTTTTGTAAAAATTATTATTCAATGCCATGGCAACTATGCCAATTATAACCATGAGAAGGGCCAACAGCATAAAAATTAGGAGTACATAATCGCCAAATGATGTTGGCATTATCTAGGCACTATTTCAGGCCTGTAGTTAGTATATGCCTCAATTAGATCACTTTGTATGCATTGAAGTTGAAGTCCTGTCATGTCTTTTAGTTCGAACATTATTTCAGATCGTGCAATTTGACAATCTTCCATGGTAAGATACAAAAACTGTGATGCAATGTTAGTACAAGTCTCTGCTCCTGGCATGCCAAGACACATGAAACCAATTAAAAAAACTGCGGTACTCATGTTTATATTATTTAATAGATACCTTTTTTTGTCAACTCTCTTTGACGTGCTTCTAGATCATATCTATCCACAGACTGTGATAGATAACTTTCAATCCATTGTTGTCTAGTTTGGGGTGTCAAAGCTTTGATTAAACATCTTATCAATTTCATTATTTTACTCTCTTACTCATAGCAAAAGGTTTATTGTGTGCGGCAAACACAATCTTGTTTGTGTTTAAAGGCGAAAATTTAAAACTGGACGCCTTTGACTGTGTCAGTATGTTGTGTGTTATTCTACTCATTTTTATTTTTCTCCTTGTATGGGTCCGGGCCTTGGCCCTTCATCCAATCCCAACGTGCTTTATCTTCTTCGTTGGATGGAATTATTTTAAGCATCAATATTATGTTTCCTATCACTAAAATCAATGCGGTAATTATAAAAAACCAAATGTTTATTTCAGCCATTAAGCGGCCTTTTTATCGACACTATTAGGGAATCTTCCTTCCCTTTTGAATGTAGAATACGCCCACTGCCAATCGTTGCCGTATTCGATTCTGCAAAAGTCGACAAAGTTCTCGTCGTTACGACTAAAAATACGATTAATAAAATTAGTGAACTGACCAAGACTCCTTGAAGTACTTTCAAATACTCTATACATTTTTTCTCCTTCCCTACCATTTGTACACAGGATGCCATATCCCATGTGAATATACCCATTCGCCTAGTTTGTTGTTAGTTGACATATTTGTATGCCTCCTTGACGTTTTTCTTTTGGCCTAAAGCTGTTAACTTTGTCAATGATGATATTAATTGTAAAATTTTTTGCATTGTTGATCCTTTTCTTCCATTACTAATTTATTACTAAAAAAACATAAAATACAGTGTTAATAAGTTACAGGAGGCCTGCATAAATCACACTGTTGGATGTGTTAATCAGTAAGATGAAATATTATAGATTGGCATCTTCCATGCCAGCAACTCTTAATTTTACTATGTTGGTGATGTGCCATTGTTTTTGGTCAAGTGCTTTGATGACGCCCAACCATTTGTTGCGTAGAAGTGCCCATTCGTTGACAATGGCTTCATAGTCGCACACTTCATCCTCACCTTCTGCATATTTTTCAGCATCACGTGATGTTAGTGCTCTTTGATAGTTTTCAAGATATTTTTTGTAGTGTTTGGTTTTTAATCTTCTGGCTTGTATTTCTAAATGTTTTAATATGCCTTCAATTTCTTGTAGTTGGCGGAAACGTGATTCTACAACACCCGGCATTGAAGCAGATTGTTTCTCTATGTTTCCATGCAGTTTTACTTCTGCTGATGCTTTTTCTAGTTCAGATTCATAGTGTGCAATTGCATCAGGAATCTTTTTGATATCTTGTGTTACTTGGGAAAACCAATTCATGCGTCTTCATAATCTTCTTCATCTTCTTCGATGTCAAGATTATAACGTATTGCATCATCTAAAGCATCATCATGTCCAATAAGTTCTCTAAGACTTTCATCGTCGATGCCATTGTCCATTGCTATGTCAACAAATTTTTCAGCCACTACAGATCTATCCTTAGCAGGCACATATGACTTCATCAAACCCCAAACATCAACTAGCATTTGTGTCTCCATTGTCTATGTTTTGTATTGCTTCTTCTTCCTCTAGATTTATTTCTGGTGTGGCATGTTCATCTAATGCAACCTGATTACTTACCTCTTGCATGACAATTTCCAAGTTGTCCTTGCCCCATGCTTTTCTGTAGTCAAGTATCTCTTTTCCAGTTGCTGTTATATATTTCAAACGATTGCCTTGCTGTTGAATCAGGCCTTTTTTCTCAAACAAATCTAAAAGTCCTGAATATGGATCCATGCCTGTTTCATATGGAATCTTGATTTGTACTCCTTCAAAAGGCTTGGCAAATCTTGTTTTCATTACTTTACATGCGGCTCGGATGCCCCTTACATCAGTTATTTTGTTTCCTGCCTCATCTTCTTTTAATTTAAGTTTTTTCATTGCTACCACAATACTTGATGCATACACAAATCCTTGTCCACCACTAATTTTATCATCTGGATCAAACATATCTTGCGATGCATATGTATGATTGGTTGCTACCATGCCAACATTAAGACTGCCGAACATGTTTACACAATTTCTTACCAGTGCTGTCAACGCCTTAGGCTTTCTACCCAGGTCGCCCTTCATGTCACCTTTGTTGAACTGATCAACATCAGTAGGAGTCATCATCATGCCCAAAGAGTCTAATACAAATAATACTTTTGGTCTCTCTGCTGGCTCTTTGTCACCATAATCAGTTTTGTATTCTTTCACAAAGTTTGATATAGTTTTAGCAACGTCATCTATCATGCTCATGCCAAGTCTAAGTAATTTGTCCTCTGAAGTATCTACACCAACAGCTCTTAGCCACGCCTCATCAAGTGCATTTTCCGAATCCACAAGTATTACAAATATATTCTGTTTTTGTGCTTCCCTGATTATGTTGCCTGAACAAATGTAAGATTTGCCAGATCCTGATTCGCCTGCAAACACTGTGACTTTGCCTAGTGGAATGCCTTTGTAAAAGTCTCCGGATATCAAATAATTCAGTGCATGGTTGCCTGTGGATATCCAATCTGTAGGATCATTAAATCCAATGCCAAGTCCATCTATTGATTTTGTAATGGACTTTCTAAATTTTGTTACATCAAATGGTTTGACCATGTTGCTCCTTTCTTATACTTTATATTCAAAACAGTAGTTTGTCAATGCAAAATTATATTTCAAAATAAAAATTGCCATTTATATTGTTTTGCCAAATTTTTTGTAGCGTGTCCAAATCAGCATCAAAGTTGCCAATGTTTATGTGTGCACCAATTATGGAAACATTTTTCTCTTTACACCAATCTACGTACTCAACAAATGGTTGCACAGAAAAAGGTCGTCTCAAAGTAATACGAATGTCGCCACTAAGGTTATCAAAATTGTTTGTATCGGAATCCTCAATGTCGTCATCACTATTAAACCATTTGTTAAACAATGACCGCCCCAAATTGCTGTACTGTATGCTAATCTGGTGCCTATCAAATGTTGTAATAGAAGTGCCAAATTTATTTTTACAACTCCACACATCGGTTGTGTAGTTACAATAATCAAATTCATATGAATATTCAATATCATGTATCAACGAATTTATAGAACGGAAAGATTCAACTAATTCTGGTCTAACTTTCTGGAGCAATGGAATAATAGAATATGTTTGTTGTATTTTTACCCAATCACGATGGCAATTATTAAGTTTAGTTTGTGTCCAAACACAATCGATGTACGAATTAAAAATATCTAGTTTCAATTTTTCTTGAAAAAAATCATTTATCTGTTTGATAACATCAGACAGCCTATTAATTGGAATAACTTTTTTTATATTGCTGTGAAATTTATTATGTTCACCAAGTTGCTGAATGTAATATTCAGCAACTTTAGAAGGTGTAAAAGACAGTGTGTCTTTTGTTCTTTCAAAAATAAGTTTCAAGTGATTATTTTTGTTGTCTTGCTCTAATCATTGCCAGAATGTCTTCTGCTTTAGAGTTGCCACCATTTGTTGCGGCAGGTTGTTCTACAGGTTGTTCTGGTTGTGGAGCAGGAGCAGGCTCGGGTGTCGCAGTTACAGTTGGCTCAGGAGTTTCAACTTTTACTGCTGGAGCAGGTTGTGGTTGTGTAGTGCTTCCTGTGGCAGGAGCTTTGATTCCTGCTGGCCTAAAGTACTGTGAATACTTTTCTGCGTCATAAGGCTCACCATCCACTGAAGCTCTGAACATTTCTTCCATTACTTTGATTTCAACTTCGCCAGGCTTTTTAGGCAAAAAGTCACCAAGATTATGTAATCCATGTGTTTCAATGGCTTTGTTTTGTTCTTCTGACAGTGGAGTTGTTTTTCTTGACCACTTGGATGTTGAATAGTCAGCATAACCACCTTTTGTGGTCTTGTTGATTCGGAAGTCAACACCTCTTGTGTAGTCAGTTGGAAGATCTTCCATTTCTGGATCCATTAGTGCAGACTTTATTATGTTAAAGATCTGAGGACCAATAATAAATCTTCTGATTGGATTTTCTGGTGCATCTTCTTGTAGTGGAGATGTAGTTACAAAACCCTGGAATATGTATGAACGTTTCTTCCAATATTTTCTGCCTAAGTCTTCCAATGATTTGTCTTTGAACCATTGTCTT